TCAGGATGAGAGACTACGGGTTAGTGCCCCAGGGGAAGAGAAGTAACTTATCTCCCCCCCTTTCCTAAACCACAAGGGAATTCCCTTGTTTGGTTTTAGATTCACTAACAAGTGTTCTAAGTAGTTTTGCTTAGGATGTCTAGATGTGGCGATTCTGGACACTGGTCTGTTTCCAATCTTTGGACGCTTTACCAGGAATATACTCGACCGGCGCTGCGGTATTTTCACGACCCTTCCTTTGTCTTCTCCTTATTCCTCAAGAAAACCAAATTCCCAAGATTACTAAAAAGTATCTCGTAAAATTCGATAATATTCTTAGAGTACTGGAGTGGACTCGAAGGGAGTATTTCCCTACCGCGCCGCCGTTCCAACGGTACTCTTGCTTTCTTAAGAAGCTTGGAAGGGTCATCGAGACACAAGGGGCAGCTGGCGGAATCGTTTGGCTCAAACGACGCCGTGTCCAGTACCTCAAGTATCTCGCTTCCCCTGAAGGGTCTGTAGAAGAAGCAAAATACAGGACTAAACTCCTTAATGATCTGGGACACCGCGGAGCAGCCCTTGTGCTGAAAAAGGAGACACCGAATATTCGGATGTTTCTAACAGCTCTCTCGGCACTCCGAAGTTTCAGTCTGCCTGTTCAGGTAGACCTGTCCTCGATTACTAAGGCTTCTATCGCTGCGGACGGAGCTTCTTGGTCTAAGTATATTGGACCCTTTTGGGTCCAAGTTATGAACGATCTCTCTATTCCACGTAAACTTCCTCTCTGGCAAGCCCCTCACTTCTCTATGAAAGCCGGGCCAAATGGCCCTGCTATCACGAGCTCCCTAACGGACCTTAAGGCTGTTTTTCAAGCCGACGGCCTAGTGGAGCATCTTAAGATTATTGGGGGTGAAAGCCTTCATTCTACAATGAATACTCTTGTGGAGAATCTTCCTCTGATTTGTGATAACGAGTCTACCTTTTTTAAGGCTAAAGACGGCGGTATCCTTAGGAGGCTTGTAGGAATCCCTGATCGAGAGGGGAAAACAAGAACGATCGCCATCCTGGACTACTGGTCTCAGGAGGGTCTTCGTCCTCTGCATTCCCACCTCTTCAAGATCCTAAAGACTATTCCACAAGATATGACTTTTAACCAAGGTGCC